AGGTGGTGATGGCTCTACTGGCACTGTTACAATATCTGTCACAGGCGCGTCAGGGGGGTCTACAGTCGTTATTACGCGTGACATTGACCTAGAGCGCACAACTGACTTTCCCGCTTCTGGTGCATTTAATATCGCCACTCTCAACACTGAGCTTGATCGCATTATTGCTATTGCTGCTGACCTTGATGACCGCGCTGCTCGTGCTCTCCAGCTTACAGACTTTGATGTTGCTGCTGGATTAACCCTACCTGTTGTTGATGATCGTAAAGGGCGAGTTCTTGGATTCAATGCGGTTACTGGTGCGGTTGAAGCTGGCCCTTCTATTGCTGATACGGAAAGCTTGGCTAATGTTTCTGCTGACATTGCTTTGCTTGCTGATATTCAAGACGGAACTATAGCAACAAACACAATTACTACAGTTTCATCTGTTAGCTCTGAGGTTGCAACGCTTGGAGCAATAAGCACTGACATTACTACTGTGTCTGGCATATCTGCAAATGTTACTACTGTGTCTGGCATTTCAGCCAATGTTACTACAGTGGCATCTGTATCTAGTGAAGTGGCAACTCTAGCACCAATCTCAACTGACATTACGACAGTTTCATCGAACAACACTAACGTGACAACCGTTGCCACAAACATCAACGCAGTTAACACTGTCGCGTCTAACATCAGCAACATCAACACAGTGGCTAACGATCTGTTAGAGGTTGTGTCTGAGATTGAGACTGTTGCTAATGATCTAAACGAGGCGACAAGTGAGATTGAGGTTGTTGCGAATAACATTGCCAACGTCAACACAGTGGGAACAATCAGCGGTAACGTGACAACAGTAGCGGGTATCTCGGCAGACGTTACGGCGGTGGCTGCGGATGCCAGTGACATTGGGGTTGTGGCAACCAACATTGTTAATGTGAATGCGGTTGGAGGAATATCTGGCAATGTTACGACTGTTGCGGGGATTAGCTCTGATGTGACAACTGTGGCTGGAATTAGCGCAGACATTTCTACAGTGGCTAACACTGACCTGACTGCTGTTATTAGCAATGCCTCTAACATCTCTACAGTCGGCACTAACATCTCGTCTGTAAACACAGTGGCAACTAACATTAGCTCTGTCACTAACGTGAGCAACAACATTAGCTCAGTTAATAGTTTCTCTAATCAGTACACTATTTCTGGAACTGCACCATCTAGTGCCAACGAAGGGTTGCTGTGGTTCGATACCTCAACAGATACAATGAAGGTGTATAACGGATCTTCATTCCAGAACGCGGGTTCATCTGTAAACGGTACATCATCACGCGGTACATTCACTGCTACATCTGGGCAAACAGTATTTACTACAACTGGCTATGATAGTGGGTTCATAGATATTTATCTAAACGGTGTTAAGCTCGTTGTAGGCACAGACGTTACTGCGACAAACGGAACTACCTTTACCCTGACAACAGGGGCGGTTGCGGGTGACATCGTTGAGTACATTGCCTATGGCACATTTGAGCTAACATCAGTTTACACTCAGTCACAGTCAGACGCTCGTTACCTACAGCTAACAGGCGGTACACTTACAGGCGACTTAATTGTTGGCGGCAACCTGACAATCTCAGGCACTACCACAACGGTAAACAGCACAACGCTAGACGTTGCTGACTTAAACATCACTGTTGCAAATGGTGCGGCAAATGCGGCTGCGGCTAACGGTGCTGGTATTACTGTGGACGGTGCTGGCGCAACAATCCTCTATCAATCAACTGGCGATAATTGGGCGTTCAACAAGCCGATTAGTTTTGGCAACTGGACAATCACTGAACTTGGCGGGGCTTTGTACTTTGCCACAGGCGGTGTGAACAAGATGAAGCTAGATGCAAACGGCAACCTTGATGTGGTCGGTAACGTCAACACCAATGCAACAATCACCTAGTGAAAGGACACGAAGATGGCGATTAAAGTAGGCGGTACAACCGTAGTAGATGATAGCAGACAGCTAACCAACATTGCGTCTGTCGATGCAACAACTGTAGCTGCGTTGTCAGCGGCTGGCGTTGGTGGCGGCGGTGGTAGTTTTGATTTTACGGCAGATGAAGCAATCACGGCTGGTGATGCTGTTGAACTAAAAAGCAATGGAAACATTGGTAAGTTTTCTGTAACTAAATCTTTTGGAAGTGCTGCACTCAAAACATATAATGGCAATGCAACCTATTTTACTTTTGTACACGCAAACCCAAATGGCTATGGTGTTGTTGGATATATAAATAGTGCTAATGGCTATTTTCGTGTTTACTCTTATCTACCAGATGCAACTAACCCATTTAGTTCAAGTGCTATGACCGCTGTACAAGATGTAACGGTCACAACGAATAACACCTCACAAGGAACTGGTGTATATGATCCAGATCAAGACGCATATGTTTTTTGTTGGAGAGACAATTCTGATAGTGGAAACTTAAATGTTCGTGTTGCTAAACTAAGCTCAAGTGGCACATGGACTGTTGGCTCCACTGTAACTGCCGATGCATCTTTAATTACGGACATACAGGCAGTGTACGATTCTAATGCGCAAAAGGTTGTTTTGTTCTACAGAGATACTGATAATGGTAACAAAGCAACTTGTGTTGTTGGAACTGTAGATGCAGCCAATACCACTGTAAGTTTTGGCACTCCAGTAGCAAGCAATTCACAGGCTTCGACTTTGCCAAGTTCATCCAGAACCATGAATGATATAGTATTTGATTCAACAAACAATAAAGTCGTTTGTATTTTTAGATCAGGTTTTGATAACCACGCTTATGCGCTGGTAGGTACAGTCAGCGGGACATCAATCAGTTTTGGCACACCTGTCAAGTTTTATGCTGGAACAATAGATGGTTATATGAAAGCAGCATACGATAGCACAAATGGTTATGTCGTTCCGTTTTACTATGCTGGCAGTACACTGCGGGTGCAAAACTTAACTGTAAGCGGAACAAGCATTACAACAGGAACCGAAACTGTTTTTGCTAGTGGAAGGTCATCAAGGGACGTTGAAATAGCAGAAGCTGCAGCCTTGGAAACTTTATATCTTAGTTACCGTGATCAAACTGGGAGTGCTAGTAAACTAACAAGCATGACATGGGATAGTGTTAATAGTGCTTACACGCAAGGTTCAACCACATCAAGTCATGGCCCTAGTTATACGCAGAATGTAAGCATGGATTATGATGCAGGTCAGGGTGCTGTTTGGATTGCTTATGGTGAAGCCGATCTTTCAGATAGAGGTGATGTTGTATTTGTCCAAGTTGCCACAGGTGATCAGTCTGGCTTTGTGGGCATAGCGGCAGAAAACATAGCTTCTGGTTCGTCAGGCGAGGTCACCGTATTCGGCGGCATAAATGAAAGCGTTTCGGGATTAACAGTTGGCTCTAGTTATTACGTTGTTTTAGGTGGGGGTCTGTCAACATCAGGCTCTCAGACTGCGGGTAGAGCATTAGCATCAAACAGGCTATTAGTAAAAGGATAACGTAACATGACCAAAGCAAGAGACTTAGCCGACCTAATCAGCGCAGGGAATGCACTTGCGGATGGTGCAATTAATGTGTCGGAGATCAGCGATTTAACGGCTACGGCTGCGGAGATCAACAAGCTGGACGGTTTAACCGCTACAACTGCGGAACTAAATAATGTCGTTGGCTCAACCAGTTCTTTGCAATCCCAGCTTAATAACGTCAGTGTCACATCTGGAAGCCTTACTAAGACATTTACCAACGGTGAGAGTGCCACAATTACCTTGTCGCAAAGCATAACACCCGCGCCAGTAGTTGAGGTGACAAAAGAAGTAGCGCAAACTGGTGTATCATCTAAAGGTAATTGGGATGTTGATGCAACAGCGTCCAACTATGATCTGCATAACACTGCGTATAGCACGACACTAACACCAAGCAATGCATCGGCTGATGGTACATTTACACTAGGCACTGGTTCTTTTGCATCAACAGATGTGGGTAAGCAGATTGAAGGTAATGGTGGTGTTGCAATCCTTACTGGCACAAATGGTTCATATTCTATTGTGACTAACTTTACGGATACAAGTGCCATTGCTTCTGGCTCTTGGTCAATGAGTGGCATCAAATCGGCTGGTGCATCAACTGGTTTGTCTATGTCAGGTTTAGCAACCAGTGGTGATTATAGCGTGATTGAAAGTGCTAGTGGACATAGCGCGACAAGAAGCACATCCAATCATATTTCTGGTGGCAACCAAGGTATGTTTATTGGTGACAATGGCACAAAACTATACGTTGTAAATTCTACGGATGACACCGTTTATCAATGGGATTTTGGCACGGCTTGGGATTTGTCTACTGTCC